CTAGGGATTTTTCGCGCGCGTTTCGCGGCGTCCCCCTTTTAGCGAAATGACGTCCCCCCGCATGATGCGCGCGGCCGCGCCCTGGGCGATCATCAGCGCCTTGGCGCGCTTGGTGTAGTGGCGCACCGTCTCGGGCGTCATGCCGCAGATCGCGCCGATCTCGCTGTCGTTCAGGCGGAGTTCGGCGAGGTAGCAGGTCGCGTTCTTGCGCAGGCCGTGGAAGCTGTAGCCCCGCTCGCGGCCGTTGGTGACATAGGTGGGCCCGCCGATATCGCTCATCAGGCGGCGGATGCGCTCCTGGACGATCTTGGTAGATGCGAAGGGCTTGCCGCTGCGGTCGTAGAGCAGGGTCACCGCGCTGCGCTTGTGGCTCGCCAGCTCGGCCGTCCAGGCCGGGTGCATCGGCACCGCGACGTGGGCCCGGTTCTTCGCGGTGACGAACTCCATGATCCGCCCATCGTGCCAGCCATGCTGCATCCGGATGACGTCGCCGATTCGCGCGCCGCTGCACAGGCCGGTGACGATCGCCAGGCGCAGCATCGGCGAAGCCGCCTCGAGCGCGCGGGCGAGGACGTCGGCCGGCCAGGGCTCGTGCTCGCCGATCGGCAGCATCTTGACCGGCGCGGCCGGGTTGTCGCGGCGCCAGTCGTTCAGCGCGGCCCAGCCCATCAGCGTCTTGAAGACGTTCAACCAGTTGTTCGCCTTGCCCGGATGCTCCTGATAGCGATCGCGCATGCGCCTAACGAGATAGGGCGTGGCGCTGCGCACGGTCCGATGCCCGTCCTCGGTCGCGATCATGTCGAGATATCGGGCATAATTGGTCCGCGTCCGGGGCGACGGGATCGAGCGATAGTCGGCGCTGGCGCGGTAGGCGGCGACCAGGGCGGCGAGCGTGCCCGCCGCGGGGCCGAGCCGCGCCGGCGCGTCCGACTTGGCGATGGCATAGGCTTCGGCGAAAGCAGGCTCGGCCGGGTCCGGCAGGCGGATGTAGTGATCCTTGCCCGCCACCTTGCGCCGGTAATAGGTGCGCCCGTGCTTCTGGCAGACGCCCTTCATTTCAAGTCGTCCCACGACCCATCCTCCGGATCGCCGGTCTGCGGCAAGCCGAATTGGGCGTCAACATAGCGATCGAGCTGGCGGCGCGACCAAAGCCGGCGCCGCCCATCGCTGATCGGCTGCGGGTAGCTGCCCGCCGAGACACGATCACGGAATGTCGATTGCGAGACGCCCAGATAGAGCGAAGCGAGATCCTCGCCCATGCGCGCTGGCCAGTCCGGCATTAGCGCCACCCGCGCCTGGGCGGTCATCAGGCGGCCTGCCGCCTCGCGGCGGCCTGGGCGCGAACCTCGGCGTTGAGCCCGCCGAGCCATGCGCGATAGCGGCTCAGAAGCCCGTGGATGGCCGCCACGGCGTCGCGCCGGGCAGTCCGGGCGGATCCGGCCGGGGCTTTGGCCACGGCTGCCTCGCCCGCCTGCAGGGCCCGTGCGGCGGCGAGCTCCATCGTCTCGAGCGTGATCTCCGCGCCATCAGCGTCGACGATGATCGTCGAGCCCCATGACCCCTCGCACCAGCGCGCGATCGCGCCCCATGCCGCATAGTCTGTCTCAGCGTCGCCGCGCTCGATCTTTCCCTCGCGGATCCTCGCGGGATAGAGGCGCGCCCGCTCATCGCGCTCGCGCGCGGCATCCGGCGCATAGCCGGCGCGCGCTGCGACCGAGAGGAAATCTACCATCACGAGGCCCAGTCCAGCATCGCCGCGAGGACCAGTAGGATCAGGGTGAACGTCAATGCTCCGGTGGGACCGACTAGGGCCCAGACGACGCAAGCCGCCGCTGCGACGAAGAAGTGAAAGCAGCCGATCATGCCGCCACCGCGGCCACGCCGACGATGGCGTCGGCAAGGTTGGCGCGCACCAGCGCCTCGGAGAGAGGCGGGCAGACGCTGTTGCCGATCATGCGGATCTGTGCCGTCTTGGTGAGCGGCTTGCCGTTGACGATCGGGTCCAGGATATAGTCGTCGGGGAAGCCCTGGGCCCGAGCCAGCTCGCGTGGCGTCAGCATCCGCATGCCGATGTCGGCGATGACATATTCCTCGCCGTCGATCGTCACGGTGACGAGGCCGAATCGCTCCTTGGTCGTGGCCGTGCCGATCGGCTGGTCGAAGCCGTAGCCTCCATTCTCGTTGCCGTAATATTTGATGAGGAAGGCGGCGACCTCGGCGAAGTGCGTCCCGCCGGCGGAGAGGGTATGCAGCGGCACGTCGATCGGCTGGCCGTCCTTCGACGTGCCGCGCAACTTCATGACGGTCGTAGCCACGAGCTGCTGGTGTGATCCGCTGCTTGTGATCGTGCTGAGCGGAGCCTCTGCCGTCCGCCCGGCATTCGGGGTCTTGCCGCTGTTGTGCTGCGCTATGTGGGCGGTGACGACTGCGAGCGGCGGCGCGCCGCCGGGACGCTTGATGTAGCTGTTGGCGGTGACGGTCGGCGCCGGATCGTCGAGCGACTGGCCCGGATGATCGGGCCGGTATTTGTGGAGGAACGCGCTGACCAGGTTCTGATGCGCGCCTCCCGCCGTGATCGTATGCGTCGGCTCGTCTCCCGCGGTGTAGGGCTTCTGAGCATTGCGCATCGTCATGACGTGCGGGACGAGCAGAGCAGTCGCGACGCTGTGCTTGATCCCGCCAGCGACGATGGTGCCAAGCGGCATATGGAGATCGAGGACGCGAGGCGCCTGCCCTTCCCGTTCGCCGTAGCCCATCTGGATCAGCGTCGCGCTTACGGCTGCGAAGCCGCCGCCTGAACTGGTGACGGTGCGTAGAGGATCGTTAGCCTCGAATGCCCGGATTGCCCGGGTAGAGGTGTTGTCGACGCTGACCAGCGACACCGCGACCAAGGCATGGTGGCCGCCACCTGCTGTCACCGTCTTAAAGGGCCGGTCAGGGTCGCCGCGGCCGCCATTGGTGTTGCTCGTATACTGGTTCGAGATTAGCGCGGCGGTGACCAGGCATGCGTCGCCCTTGGCCGTCGTCGTCGGATAGGGGCCCAGGACGTCGACCGGGCCGCTCTGCCCGCGCCGCCCGCCACAGCCGACGATCGTCGCGCTGATCAGGGCGCTATCCTGGCTGGAGAGGACGGTCGGGAAAGGCTCGGCCGGGCCATGGTCGCCCTTCCCTCGCTTCTTGCCCTTGCTGTCGCGCTCGCCATGGGCAGTGCGGGCAAAGACGGGGGCGACCATAGCGAACTCCCCGCGCGCGGCCGTGGTGACGGTGCGGAGCGGATCGTCGGCCGAGTGAACGCGGCTGTCGCCGCCGCTGTGCGTGATCGGGACTATGAACGGCTTCGGGCTGTTGACGACGAAGCGCATGATGCCGTGAGCGATCCGGCGCTTGGTTGCGTCCTTCAGCTCCTTTTTTCGGGTGAAGATCGACGGGCACGGAATCGACCAATCGATGATCTCCGCCGCGGTCCGCCATGGCAGGCGCTTGCCGGACAGGACCTCGGGTGACCCTGGCTTGCCATGCGTCGGCTCGGGCCAAACGATCGGCTCGCCGTCGCAGCGGGCGACGATGAACAGGCGCTTGCGACTGGTCGGAGCGCCGTAGTCGCAGGCCCTCAGCTCGCGCCACTGGACCTTGTAGCCGGCCCGGCGCAGGCGGCCCACCCATTCGTCGAATGTCTCGCCCTTGCGCGCGGGATCGGGCTTGTCGTCGGCGCCGAGCGGGCCCCAGGTGCGGAACTCCTCGACATTCTCCAGCCAGATTATCTGCGGCCGCAGCTGCGGGCCGAGCCGCTCGGCCCAATGGACGACGGTCCATGCCAGGTCGCGGATATTCTTCTCGACGGGTTTGCCGCCCTTGGCCTTGGAGAAGTGTTTGCAGTCGGGCGAGAACCACGCCCCCAGGACTGGCCGGCCCGAGACCGCCTCGAGCGGGTCGACGGCATAGATCGACTGGCAAAGGTGATGCGTCGCCGGGTGATTGGCGAGGTGCATCGCCACAGCCTCGGCGTCGTGGTTGATGGCGAGGTCGACGGGGCGCTCGATCGCGGCCTCGATGCCCGTCGAGGCGCCGCCGCCGCCGGCGAAGTTGTCGACGATGATGCCCTCGCCCCAGACGCGGACGAAGGCGACGGGCGAGGCGCCGTCGAGCAGATCGGGATGCTTCATGAAGGTGTCTCCGGGGCGTTGAGGCGGGGGAGCAGAACAGTGCGGACGTGGCAAAAGCGCGCGTTCTCGGCGCACCAGCAGGAGAGTTCCTTGCCCCGAAGCCACGCCTCCTGCTGCCGCAGGCGCTCACGCTTGCGGGTCAGCGCATCGATCTCGGCCGGGCAGAAGCCCATGCGTTCAAGCGCGAGCGCGCTCAGCCTGTAATCGAACCAATCGGCATAGAGGCGGACAGCGCGGGCGATCCCATGGATGCGCCAGTCGAAGGGGTTACCGCGAACCGTCGGGCGTCCGCAGTAGATCACGCCCTCGGGCGTGCGGAATCCTTTCTTCCTGGAACGCCTGACATAGCGGGGTGTCGGCGTCGCGCCGGCCCCTGATCGCGGCGTAGCCGCGATCCTCATGCTGCGGCCTTGGCGGCAGCCTTGGGGCGCGACGGGAGGCGTAGCGGTTTCGGCGGGGCGTCGCTGAGCCACAAGATGAGCCGGTCGAACTGCGAGGCCTCGAACTCCTTCTCGGCAGCATCCCACGCAGCCCACGCAGCCCACGCATCCCGCGCATCCCACGCATCCCGCGCAGCCCACGCAGCCCACGCAGCCCGCGCAGCCCACGCAGCCCGCGCATCCCACGCATCCCACGCATCCCGCGCATCCCACGCATCCCACGCATCCCGCGCAGCCCGACTGGCACGCCCCCATTCTTCGTCCGAGACGCGGCCGGCGAGGAAGCCCAAGGTCGCCTTGATGGCGAGCCGCGGCCGCTGATCCTCCGGCCAGCGCTCTTCGAAGATGTGCAGCACCTTGATCGCGCTATCGTTGACGAAATAGGTCAGCCGCCGCGCGACTTCGTTATCGTCCATGGCGATCGCGGAGGCCGCCCAGATCACGTCGGAATATGTGCAACCCGCCTCGCGAGCGGCGGCCGCGCTGAAGCAAAAACCTGGGTCGCAGTTCAGGCGCTTTAGCGCCGCCCGCACCCGTCGACCGTCTCCGACGCAGGGCTTGAGCTTGCTCAATTCGCCGACGGTGATGCAGAGCTTGGGGGCGGCGTCCGGTTGCTTCGTCATGGGAGCAGGTCCTTTCCGATTTTCGGGAGAAGCCAGGCCGCGCCCGGCACGATGATCTGGGCGAAGAGGATCGCGGAGACGGCGAGGCTGAGCGCCGCGGTGGCGCTCCGGCGCGCTTCGGCAATCATGTCGGCACCTTGCGGCCGCGCTGCCACGAGCCCCCTCCGCCGCTGTTCGGGGCTCCGACGAGCGGCAGAGCTGTACCGCAGAAGGCGCACTCGGCGCTGACGCGGCCGACATGAAAATGTGACCGCCCGCAGCCGGGACATACGTCGGCGCCGCCCCCGCGATAGGCGACATGGTAGCCGCGACGCGCGATGGAACCGCCCTGGCCGGCGAGTGCGACCGCGCTCATCGCGCGTTCCATTGAGCGGCGGCCGCTTCCCTCGTGGGGGAGTCGGGCCGGCATCGGAAATCGCAATCGTGGCAGACGGGGAAGAAGCCGTTTCCACCGCCGAGTGCGATGATCTCGACGTCGCGGCTTCGACAGCACGGGCACGCCTTGAGGCGGATTTTGGGGTCCGTCATGCCGCTTGCCCCTGCCGTTCCAGACTACGTCTGTGGCGGGCGAGTAGGCCTTCGAGGACTGGGGCGTTGGCCTGGCGGTCGAGCAGGACGTTGAAGCGCTGGAGCTTTTTGGCCGTGGAGCGGGCCTTGCCCGCCATTTCCCGGTCGAGCTTAGCCAGCTCGCCGACTTCCGCGTCCGTCAGCGGCGTCCCGTCGATCAGATCGTTGAGGGGCACCCGCTTTGTCGCGGATGCGCGAAAGTGATTGCCGATGAAGACGGTACGCGTGCCGTCGTCATGCACGAGGTTGATGCGGGCGAGGGCGCGGCTGCCGTCCAGATCGATGAGCGCGGCGCTGCCCGCAAGCGGGAATGGAGCGTGGTTGTCGAGCATGGGGCCTCCTGAGGTTCAGGAGGCGGATAATACGTGTCGTAACGCCAGTGTCAATACGTTGTGTATTATTGGAGCGTCGTCGGGCCGTTTGCTGGAGGCGGGAAGCTCGCCAAGATTGCGCGACGCACGACGCCGATCACGCGCGTCTCGTCGTCCGCCGCATGTTCAAGGTCTGGCGCGCCTAAGACGATCGGCTTCTGGAACTCAGGCCGATCCGATTCGCTAAGCAGGACATATTGACCATCGATCAGCGCCAGTCTTTTGCAGGTAAGCTCCACCAGGTCATGGGATTGGCGCTGGACGATCACTAGCTCGCCGGGCTGGGCCTCGATCCTGCCGAACGCGATGCGCCGGCAAATAAGGGTGGCCGCGGTCGGGAGGGTCAGGTTCATGCTCTGGCCCTCCAGATTGACCGCGAACATCTCCTCCCCCTCATCACCGGTCAAAGCGGTAAAGTCGATTTCCTGAGGCTCGTCGGCATCAAGCACCGACGCTTCGCGCCAAATCCCGGCGGCCACAGTTCCGAGCAGCGGGATCTTCCGAACGACGCTGTAGCCGCGAGCGGCCCCGTACTCTGGCGCCTCGATGTGATCCAGGCCTAGCAACCAACCCGGCTGGCGCCTGAAGGCGCGCGCGTAACGAAGGGCCGCATCCACATCGAAGCCGCGAGTTCCGTTCTCGTGGCTGGTGAGCGTGGCCGGGGGCCAACCGAACGCTTCGGCCGCGGCGGCGACCGTGCCGTACCCGGCGCCCTGTCGGGCCTCCCGCAGCCGTTCGGCCATGATATCCTTGCGGCTCGCCATAATGCGCAGCGTAGCAAATTGTGTAATACATGGGGTATTGACAGGAATAATACGATGCGTATTACGTGACAGCATGTCACATCACCTCCAGCCCATATACGATGTGTGGGGCGGCAACGCCGAAGCGATGGCCGCAGACATCGACGAGCTCGGCGTCACCGTGCGGCAATGGCGCAATCGACGCGACATCCCCTCCCGCGCTTGGCCTAAGATAATCAAGGCAGCGGCCGCTAAGGGCGGCCTCTTGCGGCTGGAGGATTTCCTGCCCCCCGAGGCCAAGAGCGATCTCGCATTGCATGCGGGAAGTTCTGAACCCGAATGGCCGATCCAGTCAGCAAATAACGGCGCCGAAATTATCCGCCCGGATGAGGAGGCCGGCCCCGGCCACCCTTTCTCTGTGACCTGTTCCAGAACGTCGACCCGCCCGCAGGTCGACGCGAGAGCCGATCAATTGGGGTCGAACACCCCAGTCTCTTCGCCTGGAGCGTCAGCCATGCCGCCGGCTGACGCGGCATGAATGGCGACCGCGAAATCGTTCATCCGCCGCAGCTGCAGGGCGGCAAGGCGGCGACTAAGGCGCTGATCCGCGCCTTCGGCGGGCAGGAAGCGGCGGCGGCTGAGACCGGCAAATCGCAGGCTCGACTGAGCGCCTATGGCGGGCCGAACACGCCCGACTTCGTGGGTATTGATGTGGTGGTGAGCCTCGAGGGGCGCACCCACGGCACGCCCGGCCATCCGCACGTGACGCGGTGGCTCGCCGCGGAGGCCGGCTACATGCTCGTGGCCAAGCCAGCGGCTCTGCTGGCTACGGCGGATTGGTGTGCTGCGCTCGGCGATGCCGTCGCGGATTTCAACGATGTCCAGGAGCGCCTGCTGCGCGCGCTGCCCGGCGGGGTGTCGGCGGCTGAAATCAGGGCCGCCGACATTCGCGCGCAGATCGCCGAAGCCCAAGAGCGCCTTGCGCAACTGGACCAGCTTGCCGCGCGAGCCTTGGAGGAAAGTTGATGGCGCGGGGAGGCGAGGGCGCGGAGATGGAGAGGGTCTGGACCCTGTCGGCGCCCGCGGTCGAGAAATGGCTTGAGAAAGCCAGACCCGGCGATCAGATCGTTTATGCGAGGGGCGACCGGCTCCACGCCTCCGACGGGGTTCGGGCGCTCCAGGTGGCCCATGATGAGGGTCGCGTCACATTCAAGCAGGTGAAGCACGCCGAGTTCGATCGTTCTTACATCGCCCAGCGCTGCGCCGACCCCCGCCGACCAGGCCCCGCCAACCGCCTGGCGCCCCCGATACCGAGCGAGGACAATGACGAGATTGCGCTGCTTATGGCGGCGCTGCGACGGCGCGCCGCGCGCTCGGCGCCGATGGGCACAAACCGCGAGCTGGGCGAGGAGATTGCCGATCTCGCCGGGATGAGCGCGCCGATCTTGCCCGACCGCGTCGCCTATCTGCTGCGCAAGCAGATCAGCGCGGGACGGCTCAGGGTCGAGGCGGCCGCCATCGGCTGCAGGGTGGCGACGATCGTCGCCACCGGCAAGCGGACAGCGGTGGTGTCATGTTGAAAGGCGGCATGAGATATGGCACTGCCATCCCCGCCGATCCGGGATCTGAGCCCCTAGACTATCTGGACTTCGTCAAGGCGAAGGCGGTACGGGCGCCCGAACTCGGACTGCCGGTAGCGATCGGCGACGTGCATCCGCTGCTGCACAGGCATCAGCCTGTCCTGGTCAAATGGCTGGTCGAGGGCGGTCGCCGCGCGCTGTTCGCCAATTTCGGGCTCGGCAAGACGATGATCCAGCTCGAGGCGATGCGCTTGGTGCTGGAGGCGGTGCGCGAGCAATCGAGCTACGAGGGCGCTGGCTCTCCGATTTGCCTGATCGTCATCCCGCTGACCGTCGTTACCGAGTTCAAAACGGACGCCGCAAAGCTCGGCATCGACGTCCGCTTCGTCCGCACCACCCGCGAGATCCTCGACGCGCAGGCAGCGGGCTTCCGCGGGCTCTACCTGACCAATTACGAATCGGTCCGTGAGGGTAAGATCGACACGTCGATCCTGACCGCGGTGTCGCTAGACGAGGCCTCCTGCCTTCGGGGCTTCGGCGGGACCAAGACCTTCCGCGAGTTTATGAAGCTGTTCGACGGCGTCCGGTTCAAGTTCGTCGCGACGGCGACGCCCTCGCCCAACGAATATATCGAGCTGCTCGCCTACGCCGCATTCCTGGAGGTGATGGACGTCGGCCAGGCCAAGACCCGCTTCTTCAAGCGCAACAGCGAGAAGGCCGACGCGCTCACCATCCACCCGCACAAGGAGGCCGAATTCTGGCTGTGGGTGAACAGTTGGGCGGCCTTCATCCAGCGCCCCTCCGATCTCGGCTTCTCCGACGAGGGCTACGATCTGCCCCCTCTCGACGTGCGCTGGCACGAAGTCCCCTCCGACCATCGCAAAGCGGGCGAGGAGGTGGACGGGCAGCGGCGTCTGCTCAAGGCCAGCGCGATCGGGATCGTCGACGCCGCGCGCGAGAAGCGCGACAGCCTGGGCGCGCGCATCGCCAAGATGCTCGAGCTGTGCAGCGAGGATCCGGGCGCACACCGCCTGCTCTGGCACGACCTCGAGGATGAGCGCCGCGCGATCGAGGCGGCGGTGCCGAATGCGGTCTCGGTCTACGGCGCCCAAGATCTCGACGATCGCGAGCGGGCGATCATCCGCTTCTCGGACGGCGACATTCAGGAGCTGGCGGCCAAGCCGATCCTCGCCGGCTCCGGCTGCAATTTCCAGCGTCACTGCGCCTGGGCGATCTTCCTCGGCATAGGCTTCAAGTTCAACGACTTCATCCAGGCGATCCACCGCATCCAGCGATTCCTGCAGACGAAGCCGGTGCGGATCGACCTGATCTTCACCGAGGCCGAGCGCAGCGTGCGCGCGAGCCTCGAAGGCAAGTGGAAGAGGCACGAGGAAATGTGCCGCCGGATGAGCGAGATCATCCGCACTTATGGGCTCGGTCTCGCCGGCGCCGACGATTTGCTCGGCCGGTCGATCGGCGTCGAACGGCGCGAGGCGGCTTCGGCGGCATCGATCGACGGCAAACCGGCTTGGCAGGTCATCAACCAAGACACGGTGATCGAGGCCGCGCAACTGGCCGAGGACAGCCTCGACCTGATCGTCACGTCCGAGCCCTTCTCGACCCAATATGAATATACGCCGAGCTATAACGACTTCGGCCACACCGACAACGACGCCCATTACTTCGCGCAGATGGACTATCTCTTGCCGGAACTGGTGCGCGCGCTGAAGCCGGGACGGATGATGTGCTTCCACGTCAAGGATCGCATCCGCCCCGGCGGTCTCGACGGGGTCAGCTTCCAGAGCGTCTCGCCCTTCCACGCCGAATGCATCGCGCACCGGCGCCGGCATGGCCTGTTCTACATGGGGATGATCACGGTCGTGACGGACGTGGTGCGCGAGAACAACGCCACCTATCGGCTCGGATGGTCGATGCAGTGCGACGACGGCAGCCGGATGAGCGTCGGCATGCCCGAATATGTGCTGCTGTTCCGCAAGCCCCCGACGGACACGTCGGACGGCTACGCCGACGAGCCGGTGAAGAAGACCAAGGCCGAGTACAGCCGGGCTCGCTGGCAACTGGACGCGCACGCGTTATGGAAGTCGCGCGGCGACCGGCTGCTCGAGCCGGAGGAGCTGCTCGGGCTGGACACCAAGACAGTCTATCGCATGTTCCGCGGCTTCTCGGCCGAGAGCGTCTACGATTACGATCGGCACGTCGCGATCGCCAAGGCGCTCGACGACGCCAACCAGCTGCCGACGCACTTTATGACGCTGAAGCCGGTGTCCCGGCATCCCGACGTCTGGTCAGACGTGACCCGGATGCGCACGCTAAACGGGGTGCAGGTCGCCAAAGGCCGCGAGCGGCATCTCTGCCCGCTCCAGTTCGACATCGTCGACCGCCTGATCAACCGCTTCTCGAACCCCGGCGAGTTGGTCTACGATCCTTTCGGCGGGCTGATGACGGTGCCGCTGCGCGCCGTGCGGCTCGGCCGGCGCGGGCTCGGGGTCGAGCTCAATTCCTCTTATTTCGACGACGGCGTGACGATCCTGCGCGAGGCCGATCAGGCGCGGCAGTCCCTCACACTATTCGACCTGCTTGCGGCGGAGGAAGCCGCGGATCCCGGCGACGAGGACGTGCCGGAAGAACTGGAGGCAGCCGAGTGATCGCGCGGCTGAACAGGATCGCAAGGCTGCTCGCCGACATCGCCTTTTGGCTGGCGATTGGATTGGCGTTGTATTGCCTCTTCACGGGCGAGCCCAGCAAAGCGGCTATGCAGCTGGCGGACGCGGCAGTGGCCTTTTTCTTTTGGTGGAAGTGGGGGCAAGGATGACTCGCCGCTACCGCCAGCCCCGCGAACCGAAGGTCTGCCTGGTCAAGGGCTGCGGCTCGATTATCGAGTCGTGGAAGGTGCTTTGCGACACGCATTTCCGCGCGCTGCCCTGGGCGACGCGAGACGCGATCCGAGAGGCGCGGGAGGCGCAGGCGCCGCACATCGTTTCAAAGCTGATGAGTGACGGGGCGGCCGCCCTTGCCGCGCGCGCGGGGGAGGTGGCCGCCGCGGCGGCGGCCCAGACCGCCCGGATGATGGGGGAACGGGAATGAATCGCGCGGAGCATCTGCTGACCTGCCTTGGTGAAGAATGCAGCGAGGTCAGCATCCGCGCGTCGAAGGCGCTGCGGTTCGGGCTGAGCGAGGTCCAGCCCGGGCAGAAGATGACCAACGCCCAGCGGATCACGGCTGAGCTGAAAGACGTCTGGGCCGCCGCGATCATCTGCGCCCAGGCCGGGCTCATCCCTTTTCCGCAGCCGTCGATCTCCGAGATCGAGGCGAAGCGGGCCAAGATCGAGAAATTCATGGCGATCTCGCGCGAGCAGGGAGTACTCAGCGATGCCTGACGTCATTGATTCGGATCGGATCGGACCCGGCCACGTCTGCGCGCATGGCATCCGATGGCCCCACGCTTGTGGGCACTGCGATGACGCCGCGTGGGAGAGAAGGGAGCGCCGGCGGCGCTGGTCTATCCTCGCCGAGGACGGCGCGATCTTCGGCCTTACCGAGCGCGAAACGGCCGAGCTTGCGCAGCTCGAGGCGGAGTTTGGCCCTTCAGGCCTTGATGCCGGGTACCGGCACAGTGGCTGAGCTCGATCTGTTTGGACGCGAGACGCTCCACCGATCGGCTCGTTTCGTCGGAGGTGGCCGGATCGAATTGTGGCGGCGCTGGGGCCCGGGCCCGACCGCTTGCATGATCGGCTGTAACCCATCGGATGCCGGCGTTGATCGCGACGACCCGACAAGTCACTGGTGGATCAACTGGTGCAAGCTGTTCGGCTTTGGTAGCTATGTAGGGGTCAATCTCTATCCCTTCGTCACATCTTCACCCCATGAATGCAGGGAGATTGCCACCTCTGCCTTCGCCGGTGACTGGGGCGCCCGCGATCTCTTGGCATTTGTCAACCTCCCCGCCGTCGTGAAGGCCGCCAAGGAGGCCGACCAGGTCTTCGCCTGCTGGGGCGCGATCGCTTGGGACCAGGACTGGATCGACCATGTCGTGGAGGAAATCCAGACGGGCGAGCCGCCCTATCCTGATCTCTGGTGCTGGGGCTTCACCGCTAGCGGTGCGCCTAAGCATCCGATGGCAAGGGGCGCGCATCGAATCGCGCGAGATCAAAAGCCCTTGCTCTGGAGGGCCGCATGAAGGCGATTTCTCTCTGGCAGCCCTGGGCATCGGCGATGGCGCTTGGCCTCAAGCGGATTGAGACCCGCCATTGGTCGACCAAGTATCGCGGTCTGATGGCGATCCACGCGGCGAAGCGCTGGACCGCGGACGAGCGGGATTTTCACGCGATCGAGCATGAGGCGGGGCGGATGCCTGCGGAGCTGCCGCTCGGCGCTGTCGTCGCCACAGCCCGCCTCTACGACGTGAAGCGGACCGAGCAGCTGGTCGACCGCATTTCCGACGATGAGCATTGCTGGGGCAATTACGCCCCAGAGCGGTACGGTTGGATATTCGAGGACATTGTGGCGCTGCCCGTCCCGATCCTGTTTAGAGGGGCGCAAGGCCTGTTCGATGTGCCTGACGCCGTCCTCCGCGGCGAGGCCCTGCCCGAACCCGCTGACGCTCCCTTGAAGCCTCCACCACCTGCGGCGCGCCAAGGGCTACTGCTGTGAGTGCCGACGCCCTACGCGGTGGCTACGCCCCTTGGTCAGCTGAGCGGGATGCCGAGTTGATCCGCCGCTATCGTGCCGGCGAGCGGGTGAAGATTATCGCCTTTGCGCTCGGCGTTTCGACCGGGGCGCTCGATCATCAGATCGCCCGTCTGCAGCGCGCAGGTCTGCTGGCCATGCGCAACAGGCGCTGGGACCGGGCCGAGGATCTCGCGCTGCTTCACGCGATCGGCGCCGGGTCCAAGCCCGCAGACCTGGTCGCTCGGTTCGGTCGCACGGCCGAATCGATCAGAATGCGGGTCGTCACCCTTAGGCGGGAGCAGCGCCAGGCGCAGGCGCTGGCAGAGAGTGCTTGGGCGGCTCCGCGCGGCGAAGCCGCGCCGATGGCGGCGGACGAGGATCAATTCATGTTGGAGCTGCGAGCTGCGTAATGGGGCGTCCCGTCGACAATCTCTTCTCCCGTGGCGTTCGCATGGTCCACGAGGAGGCGGTGGAGCTGACGCTCCAATCGCTGCGCGCCTATTGGCCGAACCATGACCATGTCGCGGTCGCCTGGTCTGGCGGCAAGGACAGCACGGCCACCCTCACCCTCCTGATCCATCTGATCGATGCCGGCGAGCTGGCCCAGCCTGAGCGCCTGTACGTCTTCTATGCCGACACGCGACAGGAGTTGCCGCCCCTCCAGGCCGCGGCCGAGGCTATCATGGAGAAGCTTCGCGAGCGAAACTGGATCGAGGTTCGCGTGGTTCGCGCGCCGCTCGACAAGCGGTTCATGGTCTACATTTTGGGCCGGGGCGTGCCGCCGCCGAACAACAACACGCTGCGCTGGTGTACTCGGCAGATCAAGGTCGAGCCAATGGCGGCGGCGCTGGAGGAGGCGATCGCGGCGCTACCGGGCACGGCGCTGATGATCACCGGCGTTCGCGAGGGCGAGAGCGCCGTACGTGACGGCCGGATCAAGATGTCCTGCTCGAAGGACGGCGCCGAGTGCGGGCAGGGCTGGTATCAGCAGGTTCTTCCCGACGCGAAAGGGATCAGGGGGCGTATCGCGACGCTCGCACCGATCCTTCATTGGCGGGTGTGTATCGTCTGGGACTGGCTGCGCTTCTACGCCGCGCAGCCCGAGTTCGGGGGCTGGCCGACCAAGATCCTCGCCGATGCCTATGGCGGCGACGAGGCGGAGGAGATCAACGCTCGGACCGGCTGCATCGGCTGCCCGCTGGCATCGAGGGACACGGCCCTCGAGACCGTGATCGCGATGCCAGCTTGGGCGCATCTGGCACCGCTGATGGAGCTAAAACCTATCTACCGCTGGATGCGGCTGCCGAAGCAGCGGCTGCGCAAATCGGGGGTCGAGAGGCTCAAGGACGGCTCCATCGCGAAGAACCCGCAGCGAATGGGCCCTCTGACCTTGGAAGCGCGCTCTGAGGCGCTGGAGCGCATTCTGGATATCCAGCGCCGCGCCGGCGTCGATTTGATCAACCATGAGGAAGAGGCGCGGATCCGCGAGCTTATCGCGGCACGCACATTCCCGGATAAGTGGGAAGGCGACGAGCCGCGCGCCGATGCTTGGCTCGACGCGGTCTACGGCGACGGCTCGGTCCAGCCTCTCCTCTACCGAGACCTGGTCGGAACATGAGCGGAGACAATCCCCTTCTCGACGCCGCCCTGGCTTATGCCGCACGCGGCTGGCCGGTCTTTCCGTGCAGCCCGAAGGACAAGCGGCCGCTGCTGCCCAAGGACGTCGACCCGGCGACGAACAAGCCGATCCCGAACAGCGGCGGCTTAGTCAAGGCGTCGACCGACCCGGACCAGATTCGCGGCTGGTGGAAGCGCTGGCCCAAGGCCCTGATCGCGATCGCGACCGGGCACGCCACGCTCGACGCCGGCGGGCTGCGCCTGTTCGTCGTCGATTTCGACCCGCGCGAGGATAAGGACACCGGCGAGGTCTGGACGCTGGAGCGGCTCAAGACCGAGCTCGAGGCGCAGCTCGGCTGCGAATTCCCGGTCACGCTGGCGGCGCTGACGCCGTCGGACGGCGTTCACGCCTATCTGCTGCAGGGCGACGACGGGCCGGCGATCACCAATCGCGGCAATCTGCCCGAACATGTCGATGTGCGCGGCCTGGGCGGCTACGTGATTGCGCCGCCGAGCGTGATGGGGCCGAACGCGATCAAGGGACAGGCCGGCCTGAAATATCGGTGGCACCGCAAGGAGCCGGTCGGCGGGATCGCGAGGGCGCCGGAGCGGCTGATCGAAGTGCTGCGAGAGCGCAAGACCGCCGAGGGCGGCGCTCGGCCGAGCGGGCCGGGGCGGCCGATGCCCGCCGACCTGGGCGAGGCCGAGCGCGAGGCGATCCGCAAATATGCGCTGAGTGGGCTCGATCTCGAATGCCGGGCCGTGCGCGAGGCGCCAAGCGGCCGGCGCAACCCGCAGCTGAACGAAAGCGCGCTCAAGATCGCCTCGCTGGTCGCCTCAGGCGCGCTGGACGAGACGATCGCGCGGGGTAGCCTGGAGGCGGCCGCCCGGGCCAATCCCGGCCGGGACGACGATCGCCAGCTCATCGCAACCATCGAGAGCGGCTGGTCCGCCGGGATCAACAACCCTCGCGATCTCACCGAGATCGCGGCCGCAGCGCGCGACCGCGCGTCCCGTAGCGGTAGTAGGCAGCGCCTTTCCGGCGGTTCCGGCTCCGGATCGCGGGCGCCGCCTGCTCGCGGGCCTGCGCGCTCCCCGGCTGGTGGGGATGATCAAACACCTCCCTTCCGGGACGGAAGGATGGCTCGCCAATCACAGGGACGGGGGCCCGGGGGTGACGACGTCGCCCCCCCGGTAGCGCTCAGCGAAGCCGAGCTCGACCGGCTCAAGCGGATCTCGGTTGCATGGCTTGAGCGCCGACTGGATCATGTCGAGCGGACGAAGGAGGCGCTGACCGCGCTCGCCTGGTCGATCGGCCGTCGCGTTTCGGCCGACCTGATCGATGAAGGTCAGTCCAAGGAGGCGCTGTGGCCCATCTACGAGGGCGTGGCGGACGTTCAGCATGCCGATATCGACCGATCCCTCGCCGACGGAATAGCGCGCGGGTTCGATCCGCGGCCGCTGCTCGTCGACCTTCGGTGCGCATTGCTGCCGATGACCGACTTCGGCCTGGCTGAGCGTTTCCTCGAGCGCTACGGGGAAGAATTCCGGTTCACCACCGCCAAGGGCTGGCTGGGTTGGGATGGGTGGCGCTGGGCGGTGCTGGACCAGGACAAGGACACGCTTCCGGCTCAGTTGATCGCGGCGGTGTTCGAAACGATTCGCGCCGTGCAGCGCGAGGCGCGGCGCGTCGCCGAAACCGGCCTCAAGATCGAGCTGGTGACCAAGGGCAAGCAGCAGGAGCTGGACCTGGCCGAGCCAAACCCACATTCGCTCGATCACTGGGTGCCGGTCGGGAAGTCGTGGAAGCGCTTTTCCACGTTGATCGCGGGATGGGGGCGCCAATGCGAGCAGGCGGGCAAGCCCGCCGCTATCGCCAATCTGGCGCGCGGCACCCCGGGGATAGAGCGCAGCCGGTTCATGACCGTGCCGATCGAGCGCTTCGATTGCGAGTTGATGGCGATCAACGTCCTGAACGGAACGCTGCGGCTTTCCCCCGAATCCCGGCCCGACGGGACGGTGAAGGCACGCGTCTCGCTTGAGCCGCATCGGCGAGGGGACCTGATCACCCGGCTCGCTCCGGTGGAATATGACAGGGAGGCGCCGGCGCCACTCTACGACGCTATGATCGCATGGGCGCAGCCCGAAGCCGCCATGCGGCGCTATCTTCACCAGGTCGGCGGCTATGCGGCCAGCGGCGACACCGGCGAGCACAAGCTGTGGTTCAACTACGGGCGCGGCCGCAACGGCAAGTCGACGACGATCGACAGCTGGTGCTCATCGCTCGGCGACTATTCCGGCACGATCGGGATCGAGAGCTTCCTCGACCAGGGCATCAAGAAGCGCGGCGACGCCGCGACGCCCGATCTCGCGCGGCTCGGCGGCGTAAGGATGCTGCGCGCGTCCGAGCCGGAGCGTGGGGCAAAGCTCAACTCCGCGCTGATCAAGGCGGCGACGGGCGGGGAGCCGATGGCGGTGCGGGCGCTACACCGAGGCTTCTTCGACCTGCTGCCGCGCTTCAAGCTGCTGATGAGCGGCAATAGTCGACCCGAAATCCCCGACACCGATGAGGGCATTTGGAGCAGGATGAAGCTCTCACCATGGCTGCGCAACATAGACCAGCCCGAGCCTGGGGTAGAGAACTGGCCGAAGAAGGACACCAAGCTGCTCGACAAGATCAAGGCGGGCGAACTGCCGGGCGTGTTCGCCCGCCTCGTCGCCGGCCTGATCGACTACATCGAACATGGCTTCGTCGAGCCCGAGGGCGTGACAGCGGCGACACAGGCCTATCGCGAACATAGCGATCCGCTCGCCCGCTTCCTGCGGCTCTGCACCGTCGTCGATCCCGAGGCTCGGGAGAAATCATCCGAGCTGCACGCGGTGTTCGCCGCGTGGTGCAAGGCCGCCGGCGAGAAGGAGTGGAGCGCCAAAGGCTTTGCCAATGCGATGACCGACAAGGGTTTCACTAAGACGCGCAGTGACGGAATGCGCTGGCTCGGGCTCAGGCTGGTCCGGAGCGCGGACGAGTTCGTCGATGACCAAGGCAAGGTCCGCGAGAAGCTGCCGGATATGGACGATCCCTTTGAGAAGGCGCGCATGGAGCATGAGCGCGGACATGCGGGCGACGACGGTGCACCCTCGCAGCCTGACAATGGCGAGGACTGGCTGCCGTAGGGCGGAAGACATAACGACCCTTCCGGTTTGGAAGGATGGCGGAAGGGTCGGCGGAACGGGAAAAGCGCGGATTTCTGCGCCTTTGGAAGGGTTGGAAGCTTGGGCGACGGGTTGCAATGCACACAGGCATGCGCGCGCATGCAGGATGCATCATTCACGCAAAAGCTTCCAACCCTTCCATTGTTTCCAATTGAATAGGAAAAGGACTTTAACTCAATGAAGTATGCGGACACCAATGCCGGAAGGGTCCAGGCGGAGGCTTCCGGTCTCGGAAGGGTGGGCGATGACGCGACCTTCTGGACTTGTGAGGCGGTCGAAGAGCGGCTGATCGAGACGGTGCGCTGCTGGTGGCGTATGCCCGGCGGCGGCCGCTGGCCGTTCGCGAGCGATGGACCATGGCATCTGATCCGCAAGGAATGGGAGGACTGGGACGCCCGCGACCCGAAGCCGATGCGGTCGCTGCCGCTTCGCCGTGCCGAGGTCACAGCGATGGAGGAGGCGACGGAGTGGATCACGTGGGTGCCCGAGGACAAGCGGCGCGTGCTTGTGCTGGCGCTCGGTAAGAAGGCGCAGGGTATGAGCCAGGTGCCATGGCGCTCCCTGCTCAGGACGCTCGGCCATACCATCGGCGCGGGAGGTCTGGAGTGGCGCTATTCGCAGGCAATCCAGCTGATCGCGAACGTCCTCAACGCCCTGTCCAGTAATCCCTATGCCCCGAAAGGGGTGCGCGTGCGCTATTCCAAGGCCGTTCTGGAGATCGTCGAGCGCGTGAAAATGGCGGAAAACCGCGCCGGTAGTGCGTCAAGTCCAGTAATCTCGTCATGACAAAATATTTGTACTTGGTCTCCGGGGCTGTGGGGTGCGATTTCTCGTCACACTGGGCGAACCCGTTTGCCCCTGGGACTTCCCGAGCGATGGAGACTGGAGATGCGCAGCTTCTGATCGTGACGGGCCTGCTCGCAAGGGCGGGCCCGCTGCGTCGGCCGCGCCTCCTCGTCACGGCCTGGAGGGGGTGCCCTTGGGTCCTTCCCGGCACCCAACCGTATACGGGGGCCAAAGGCGCAAAAGGCGCGAATTTGCTGATTTTTTTGCGGGCTTGCTGTTGTTCTTTCGGTTTCTGTTCAGCATCTTACAGCGTGGCGCACGGTGGAGCAGTGGTAGCTCGCTTGGCTCATAACCAAGAGGTCGCGGGTTCAAATCCCGCCCGTGCAACCATGCTCAGGTGGGGCAGGTGAGAGGCAATCTGGCCGATCTCGCCGCCACTGGGCTGGCCTCTGAGCCGACCCTGAGGAAGTGGATCGCGGCCGAGCCCGATCAGCCCTGGATCATCAAGCGCGGGTCGAATGGCGACGCGTACGAGATTCAGCTGGAGGAGGCCGCCGCGGCCTTCCGGGCTCGAGAGGACGCCAAGGCTCAAGAGGCGCGCCAGCGTGCGGATCAGATCAAGCAACTCGGGCTCGACCTGGGCCTGGGCGGTGACGAAGACGGGCCGGTCGGCCTGTCGATCGCCGAGCGCAAGCAGTTGCTCGAGGAGGAGCTGGTCGCGATCAGGATCGCGAAGGAGCGCCGAGAGCTGGTGCCGCGGGCGTCGGTCGAAGCGGCCTTCGGCGATGTGCTGGTTCGCTTCCGGCAGCGGGGCACCACCTTCGCGGCGCGGCTCGCGAAGAAGGTCGACCTGACCCGCGAGCAGATTACGGCGATCGACCGTCTCGCGCTAGCCGATCAGGCCGAGCTCGCGCGGATGATGGAGAATTTGGGCAAGGATCTGGGCGATGTCGGCGGTGAGCAGAGCGTCGACGCTGGCGCGGCCGCGCCAGGCGCCGGCCATCCCGCCGCCGCGGTGGAGCATTCCGCCGTTTAGGACCGGCGCGGATATCGTCCGCAGCCAAGCACACCTCTACCGCCCGCAGGAGAAGCTGACCGTAAGCGCCTGGGCCGAGCGCCACCGGGAATTCGACCCCGAGAGCCTGGCTTGGCAGGCCGAAGTGATGGACGCCCTGAGCGATCCGGAAGTCTCGGAAGTCGGACTTCTCGGACCGAGCCAAGGTGGGAAGTCCGAGATCGGGCTGGCTTGGACCGGATGGATCATCGACACCGATCCTTCGGACATGCTGATCTGCCAGCCCGATCGGGCAATGGCGCAGAATTTCGTCAAGACGCGCCTCGATCCCATGATCGAGACGACGACGGTGGTGAAGCTGAAGCTGCAGCCGGTCTCTAACGCGAACAATATCGACCTGAAACTCTTTAGGGGGATGTCTCTGGCCTCGATCTGGCCGGTGCCTGCGCAGTTTGCGCAGCGGCCTATCAGGTTCGGATGGATCGACGATTACGATCAGATTGAGGAGAATATCGGTGCCGTCGGCGGTGAGGGCGGGCAGGGATCCGCTATCTCGCTCTTGGAAGGGCGCTTCACCTCGCACGAGGGCAGGGAAAAAAAGTTCGTCTCCTCCTCGCCCGCTGATGACAAGGGCGGCAAGACGGAGGCCTTCGTCGCCGGCGGCACGGACGAGCGGATCAACCCGCGGTGCCCGCAATGTGAGGAGCGGTTCGAACCTGACCTAATCCTGGACCTTCGCTTCGACGCGAAGGGCTCGGCCGACCAGGCCGAAGTGACGGCGCATGTGATCTGCCCGGCCAACGGCTGCATTCTGGCGCCGAGCGACCGGCGCAAACTGCTCGACAGCCTGGTTGCGTTGCCCGCGCGCGGCTTCGTTGCCGCGAACGGCAAGGTCTCGAAGCGTCGTCGGACATTCCGGATCGATGGGTTGATGGCGCTGACCAGCTGGCCGAAGCTGGCCAGGCTGTGGCGCGAGGCGCAGATAGAATGGGAGATTCGGCAGGACGAGAGCCTGCTGCGGACGTTCTGGAACACGAAGGCCGGCAAGAATTACCGCTCCCAATTGAGTGGTGAGAAGCCGCTGAACAGTGAGACGCTGAGGGCTCGTCGAGAAGAGGGCTTCCACATTGGGACGATCCCCGCCGGCGTGAAGGTCTGGGGCGTCCAGGTCGACGTTCAGCACAATCGGGTCGAATGCCAGGCTTTCGGGTGGGGCGACGATCTGGAGGGGTGGGTCCTCAAGCGCTGGCCGATCGACGTGCTCGACGACGGGCTGACGACGCTGGCGCCGTTCAGCCACCCGGAGCACAGCGCCGTGCTGCTGCCATTGTTCAACCTGCGGCTCCCGCTGGCGGACGGGTCAGGCCTTTCGCCGCCGCCCCTTACGGTCCAACTGGACGTCGGCGGCGGCGGCAATAAGGGCGAGGGGGCGACAGAGTTCGCGAAAGCATTCTGGAACGCCGCGCGCGCGCTCGGCATTCACAAGTCGCGGATCACGCTCACGAAGGGCGGTAGCAGCCTGACCGGCGATCTGATGCCCCGGGCCAAGTTTGCGGACCAGCGTCGTCGCGGCGGGCCGAAGCGGACGTCCGCCGAGCTCTGGCTACCGAACGTCCATCGGCTGAAGCACATCATCGACGCGAGGTTGAGACGGACGGATGCTGGAGCCGGTTTCATCCACCTGCCAGGCGGAAAGGTCGGCGGCGGTCAACTGAAGCCAGGACAGGACGAGAACACGACTGGCCGGCTCCTCGACAGCTACATCGACGAGATCACTGCCGAGGAGCTGCAGAAAGGCCGCTGGGTCAAGATCAGGCCGCGCAACGAGACGCTCGATCTGATCGTCGCGGCCTATGCCTCGATCCTGCGGCCGCCATTCGCTCAGTCGCGGACGCACATGAGGTGGGTTCCGGCGGCCTTCCGGGTGCCGGATCAGAAGCGCGAAGCCGATGAGCCTGCAGTCAAGCCGGCCGCCGAACCAGCTTCGGCGATACCGCCCGACAAGGATGGAGCCCGCGAGACGCCGTCGCCGCCACCGGCGCAACCAGCGCGAGCGCGACGAACGAACAGGAAAGATTGGGTCAAGCCGCGCAGCGGCCGCTGGCTGGACAGGAGACACTGATGGCGTGGGTGCAGGCAGACCTCGACCGAATCGAGGCGGCGATCGCGAGCAATGTTCGCAGCGTCACCTATGCGGACGGGAGGAAGGTCGAGTACCATAATCTTGATCAGATGCTGGCTGTCCGGCGAGTGATCTCCGCCCAGTTGCAGATGGCGGCCGAGAGCGCGGCCGGCATCGTTCGCAGGCGCTTCGCCGCGTTCCGCAGCGGAACCTAACACATGGCGAGGAACATCTTGGACCGCGCGATCGCCGCGGTGGCACCCCGCCTGGCCTTGGAGCGGGAACGGGCGCGGCTGCGCTTGGCGATGGTTGATAAGACCAAGGCCGAGTTCGATGGTGCTACTCTCGGCCGCCGCGCGCTTGGCTGGCGGCGGTCTTTGCGCAGCGCCAATGGGGAGCTGACCCCGGCGGTTATGAACGCACTCAGGGGCGTTTCCCACGACCTGGTTCGCAACAATCCTTATGCGGCGCGGGGGAAGCAGGCTTGGGCAGAGCATCTGGTCGGAACCGGCATAACGTTCCAGGTCTATCGCCGTGTCAACGGCAAGGCAGAAATTGACGAGAAGCTGACCGATCTCGCTCGCCGCCATTTCGACAGCACTGCATGCGACGCGGAAGGCCGGCACGATCTCTACGGACTGCAGCTCCAGGCTGCTGGAGCGATGGTCGAAAGCGGGGCCGCGATCACCCGCCGAAGGTGGCGCCGCGCGTCGGACGGCCTTCCTCTGCCGTTCCAAATGCAAGTGCTCGAGCCCGACTATATCGACATGAGCAAGGACGGGCCGCTCGACGGTGGCCATATGGTCAACGGCATCGAGTTCGACCCGATCGGTCGGCGCAAGCAATATTGGATGCGCTCGGGCCACCCCGGCGAGCGTCGCCTGTTCATATTCGAAACCAAGCCGGTGCCGGCGGAGGACGTGATCCACTGCTACCGCGCCGACCGGCCAGAGCAGCAGCACGGAACCCCGTGGTTCGCTCCGGTAATCATGCGGATGCGGGACTTCGCCGATTTCGAAGACGCTCGGCTGATGCGCGAGAAGATCGCTTCTTGCTTCTCGGTATTCACCACAGATTCCGAAGGAGATATTGGCGACGCCCAGCCCACGCCCACCAGCCCGGAGGGCGGCGACGGCAGCATGATCGAGGCGCTTGAGCCCGGGATTATCGAGCACTTGCCGCCGGGCCGGGACGTCAAGTTCGCGACGCCTCCCGGAGTGGAGGGGTATCTCGACTTCTCGAGGGTGAGCTTGCGCGCCGTAGGAGCTGGACTGCTCGGGCTGCCCTACGAATTGCTGACCGGCGACCTTACCGGCGTCAGTTTCATTTCCGGCAGGCTCGGCCGGCTCGCCTTCCGCCGATCGGTTTCGACGATCCAGTGGCTCAGCTTCATCCCGCAATTTTGCGGCGGCGCCGAGCGCTGGTTCTTCGATGCCGCGGAGATGATGGGGCACAACGTCAAGGACGCGTATTTCGAATGGACGCCGCCGAGCTTCGAAATGACCGACCCGGCCAGCGAGATCCCGGCGATCCGAGATGCGATCAGGTCCGGACAGATGAACCTCAGCGAGGCAATCCGTGAACGAGGACGTGATCCGGACAAGCACTTCGCCGAGCGCGCGGCCGACAACAGGCTGATCGATGACCTTAAGCTCGTGCTCGACAGCGACCCCCGCAAGGTGACCGCCGTGGGCAACCCGGCTGCGCCTCCGGCGAGTGGAACCGAAAGGAAATAATATGCCCGAAATCCTCCTCTACGGGATCGTCGGCGACAGCTGGGACGGTCTCGACGCAAAGACGCTCGTCCCGATGATCTCCGAAGGCGATGACGACCTGATCATCCGGATCAACAGCCCCGGCGGCTACGTCATGGAAGGCCTGACCATCTACAACGCCCTGATCCGCGAGCAGGGAAAGGGCCGCAAGGTCGAGGTTTCGATCGACGGCCTGTGTGCGTCGATGGCTTCGGTTATTGCGATGGCCGGCGAGACGATCAGCATGGCCGACAACGCACTGCTGATGATCCACAATCCGTGGGATTGCGCCTGCGGCGACGCAGCCGAGCTGCGCCGCAAGGCGGACAAGCTCGACATCATCCGGGACCAGCTTGTGGGCATCTATTCCGGGCAAACCGGGCTCAGCGCTGAAGAGCTGATCCCGATGCTCGACGCCGAGACTTGGATGAGCGCCGAAGAGGCGCTCGATCAGGGCTTCATCACCGAGATCGCCTCGGCCCTTCAGGTAGCCGCGGCGATCAACGTCCAAGCATTCGGGTTCCGCAAGGCCCCCGATAGCCCGCTCATCACCACCATGGCGATGAGCCTGAAAAGGGCGGCCGTGCCCGCGCCTCAACCGAAGGAAACCATCATGGACCTCTACAAGACCCGCGCGGCGCTGGTTGCCGCAATTTCCAAGTTTCAGAAGGAGGGCGGCACGCAGGCCGAGATTGACAAGATCGCCGCCTCTGCCGTGGCCCTCGAGGCGCACGACGTCCTGCCGAAGACCGGAGCTCTCGCCCCTGAGCTGGAGCTGGTCACCGCGACCGTCATCGAGCCGGTGACCGCCCTGACCTCGGCCGACGTGCAAGCGGCTGTCACCGCCGAGCGCACCCGCGTCGCGGAGATCCGCGCGCTCGGCCAGAAGCACGGCCTCGACGACACCTTCATCGGCCCCCTGGTCAATTCCGAGACCACGCTCGCGACCGCCCGCGAGAAGATCCTCGACAGGCTCGCCACGCAGTCCGATGGCGCGCAGATCGGCCATAACGGGCCGATGAGGGTCACCCAGGACGTTCGCGACAAGTTTCGCGAGGGCGCGACGAACTGGATCCTCGTCAAGGCGGGAGTCGCCCGCATGGTCGAGCAGGCGGCCGCGCTGCGCGGCGAGACCCTGAAGATCGACCCCGGCGAGTTCCGCGGCGTTCGCAACTCCGACCTGGCTCGCGAAGCCCTGCAGATCGCGGGCATTCGGGCGAACCATCGCGATCCCGACATGATCGTCCGCGAGGCGATGACGACCCGCTCGGCCATCACGCAGACGACGAGCGATTTCCCGGTGCTTTTCGAGGATGCGATGCACAAGACGCTTCAGGCGGCTTATGCGGTCACCCCGGACACCTGGACGAAATTCGCCGGGACGGGCACGGTCACCGACTTCCGCGATCACCATCGCTATCTGCGGGGCAGCTTCGGCGCGCTCGACAGCGTCAACGAGGCCGGCGAGTTCAAGAACAAGCCGATCCCGGACCTGGCGAAGGAGAAGATCCGGGCCACGACCAAGGGCAACATCATCAACCTGTCCAGGCAGGCCATCGTCAACGACGACATGGAGGCCTTTTCCGGCCTCGCGGTCGACCTTGGCCGTGCGGCCAAGCTGACGATCGAGATCGATGTCTATGCCTTGCTCAACTCGAACCCGACCATGAACGACGGCGTCGCGCTGTTCCACGCCAGCCACGGGAACCTGGCCGGCTCGGGCGTCGCGCCGACCGTCGCGGCGTTCGACGCGATTCGGGTGGCGATGGCTTCGCAGAAGGATTTGAGCGGCAACGAATATCTCGAAATCCGTCCTGCGATCGGGCTCTTCCCGCTTGGCCTGGGCGGCGTCGCCAAGATCCTCAACGGCAGCCAATATGATCCCGACGCGGTCAACAAGCTGCAGCGGCCGAACATCGTCAACGGCCTCTTCTCCGAGATCGTCGACACGCCACGACTGACCGGCACGGCCTATTACGCCTTCGCCGATCCCAATGTGGCGCCGGCGATCGAGGTCGTGTTCCTGAACGGTGTCACCGAGCCGTTCACCGACAGCGAGGAAGGCTGGCGGGTCGACGGCGTCGAATGGAAGGTGCGGCACGACTATGGCGTCGGCGCCGTCAACTTCCGCTCGGCGCACAAGCAGCCCGGCGCCTAATCGCGACCCCACCTTCAACAGCCAGTGAATTCGGAAGGGCGGCTTCGAGCCGCTCTTTCCGTTTCGGGAGACATAAGATGAGCAAGTTCATCAAGCTTTGGACCTCAGCGATCGTCAACGGGCGCCTTCGTCATCCGTCGGAAGGCGTCCTTCACCTCGAGGACGACGAGGCAGACCGCCTGATCGAAAACGCCGCCGGCGAGGATGTGACCGGGGACTTCTCGACCGAGCAGCGCAAGGAGGCGCCGGTCGAAAGCGTCACCGTCCAGACCGGCCAAGCGTCGCCGCTTGCGGCCTTCGACCCGAGTGCCGAGAATGCTCGGATCATTGCAGAGCGCCAGGCCGCCGCGGCGCCCGATCCGCTCGACCATGACGGAGACGGCCGCAAGGGCGGCTCCAGGCCCGGTGGCGCCAAACCGAAAGACTGAGCGCATTTCAACCCCACGCGGCTGTGGCCGCAAATGAGGACAGCACGATGGCCAAGAATTTCGTTCAGCCGGGGGAAACGCTCCCCCTCACCGCTCCCTATGACGTCGTGTCGGGCGGGGGCATGCTGGTCGGGGCGCTCTTCGCGGTCGCCCTGAACACGGCACTCAGCGGCGCCGCGGTGGAGGGCCGCACGGTCGGGGTCTTCGACCTCGCGAAGACCGCCAGCAACACCTTCACTCAGGGCGCCAAGGTCTATTGGGACAACACTGCCAAGACCGTCACGAGCACGTCCAGCGGCAATACGCTGATCGGCGTCGCAACGCAGGCTGCCGCCGGCGCGGATGCCACGGCACGGGTGCGGCTCGGCATCGTCGCTTGAAGCTGAGGCTCCGCGCTGCGGAGCCAAAGGAAGGGGCGGCGTCTCCCCCTGCGCCGCCCCTTTTCGGTCCTCCCGCAAGGAAACTTTTCCATGAAGAAGATCATCCTCAACGGACCCGCGAGCGACAGCGTGGGCAATTTCGTGGACGCGGGCGGCGAGCTCAGCGTCAGCGGGCGTCATCAGGCCGGCCATATCGACGAGGGGAGCGCGAAGGCGTTGATCGCGAGCGGTGGCGCCGAAGTGGTGCGCGTGCAGGCGTCGCCCAAGCCGAAAGCAAAGCCGAAAGGCGGTGCCGGCAGAGAGCAGGCCAAATCGCCCTCGAGCCCCGCGCCTTCGCCGACACCGCCGAAGGCCGCCGACGCCTGATGCGCGATCACGAAGCGGCGGCCTTGGCCGACATCCGCGCCGCCTATGAGGAGCCGGTGATCTACACCGGCGCCGGCCTCGACGGCGAGACCATCATGGCCATTCCCTCGGATAGCGCTGCGCTCCCATTCCAGGGCCCGGGCTCGACCGCGCGAGAGGTCAGCTTCGAGATCGCCCAAGCCCTGCTGTCCGAGGAGCCGCGGAACGGCAATCTGCTCCAGCATGGTGCAAATCACTGGTCGGTGATCGACATCACGCAGCGCGACGACGTTGCGGCCTGGCTGCTCGTTGTCGAGGAGGCGCAGCCATGACCTCGCCGCTTACGGCCATCTTTGCCAGGATCGATACCCGTCTTGCCGCGATCGAGGGGGTTCAGAGCTACCAACGCATGCCATCGGGTGATCCCGACCGCTTCCCGGCAATCGAGGCTTACGACAACGGCGACGAACCGGTCCCGGATCCGGAGGTCGGCGTCACGAGGCTCGGTTTGATGCTCACGGTCGCCGGTTATGTCGAGACCGGGGGCGCCATCGCGCATGACGCGTTGATCGCGCTGCACGCGGCCGCCGTGCAGGTGCTGTGCGGCGACGAGGGCTCCGATCTCGGCCTGCCAGGAATGGTCGAATTGATCGAGATCGTCGGACGTCGACGCGTCGACATCGCCGAGCTCGCGAAGAAGCGCCGCCTCGGTTTCGAGCAAGACTTTCTGATCCAGTATTCCACCGTGCGGGGCGACCCGTCGCAACCTGCCTAAAGGAGGCAATCCATGGCCAATCCCGTCATTCGTCCCGACAACGGGCTGCTGCTCATCGCGCTGCAGACCGCCGAAGGCTCCCCCGTCACGCTCGACCCGACGCTGCATGCGGTGGGCATCGTGGCGGACAGCTTCACCTATGGTTCGCCGTTCGGCACCGAGGCCAGCAACGAGGCCAATGGCAGCTTCGTCGCGGCCGCGCCGATGGTGATCGGCCAAGAGGTCAAGATCGGCTTCCGCATGCGCATGAAGGGCGCGGGCGCCGGGGTGACCTATACGAGCCTGATCAAGCCCCCGATGCACGCTGCGCTCGGCGCTTGCGGCTGGCGCGGCTTCTTCCAGACTTCGGTCGCCGCCGCTGCGCTGGCCGCTGGCGGGGCGACCACCGGCACGCTCGGCACCGGCTATACCGGCACGGCGCAGCTCTACCGGGGCATGCCGCTGATCCTCTCCGTGGGTCCGGGCGCAGGCCATATCCCGTTCGTCACCGATTACACGGCTGGCAAGATCGCGACGCTCAGCGACACCTTCTCGCCGGTCCTCACCACGTCCACCCTCGCCGCGATCCCCGCGCATTGGACCTATGCCGGCACCACGCCGATCGACGCGGCCAGCCGGCTCACCGACCATCCCTGCGCGACGGTCGGCTGGTTCGAGGACGGCAATTTCCACCAGTGGCAGGACGTTCGCGGCCTGGCTGAGTTCGAGGGGAAGAACGCACGGCCCGGCGAGGCCTCCTTCAACATGACGGGGACCTATCTGGGCGCGACCGTGGTCGCGATGCCCACGAACGCGGTGGTGGCCAGCCACAGCGCCCCGCTGCTCGTTCAGGGCGCGGCGACGCCGCCGGCCGCGATCATCAACCGCTTGCGGCTTCCAATCTCGAGCTGGGCGCTGCGCAACGGCGGCAATCTCGAATCCGTGGACGATCCGAACACCATGTACGGTTTCGGGCCCGGCCAGATCACCGGGCGCGTGCCGGTCTTCGAGGCCGATCCGCTCCGCACCCTGGTCACCACGCGCGACGTGATGACGGAGATCGGCGCCGCGGCCAACTATCCGATCGCCCTGCGCGCCGGCGCGACCTTCGGCAATTCCTGGGGCCTCGTCCTTCCGCTCGCCCAGCCCGTGCAGGCCGATCCGGCCATGCGCGGCAAGCTGCGCTCGGATCAGACGAAGTGGCAGGCCCTCTCGCCGGGCCGCGATGCTCAGAATCGCGACAGCGACGCCTTCTTGAGCTTCTTATGATCGGCGGCTCGATCGCCTTCCTTGACGAGGGCCGGAGCGTCGCCCCGGCCCTCGTCCATCAACCTGTGGGGCATTTATGATCTTCCTCAAGACCACGCCAAAGCCGTTCACGCCGCCCTGGTACGGAACCGGGATGGGGCCGGTGTTCATGATCCGCGCCGGCGACGTCGCCGAGCGCGAGATGTTCGAAGCCGAGCTGACAGGCGAGCATGATGCGGGACGCGTCCTCGAATATGAGGTCAAAGGAGCGTTCGAGGCCGGTGTCGCCTTCCTGCTCGCGGATGCGCCAGACCAATTGGCCGAGCTGGAGGCCATGCTCGCCGCTGAGAAGGAGATCGAGGCCAGCAATTCCGATCTGCTCAGGCGCGTATTCGAGATCCGGGAAGAGGATCGACCGGCTTTCCTCGAAAAGGAGACGAGGCGACTGCCCGACAATCAGCGGCAGGATCTGGAAGAGATACGGCGGCTCGTCGCCAAATATTGGCCCGATTATCGATCGCTGATGGCCCAGCAGGCTCGCCGCGTCGCGATGCTGCCGCTCGAAGCCTTCCGCCGCTTTTGCGTCGGCTGGGAAGGATTGAAGCAGCCCTTCCAGGCGGGGCCTGACGGCTTGGTCACCCTTGAGGCGGCCGGCGGCGTCGCGCAGAACGACATGAAGTCGGCCGGCCTCCATGCGTATCGGCTGCTCTACGGAGCGGTGACGGAGGAGGGGCGAAAAAACTCCTCTGCGCCCGCGAAGTCCGGCTCCGCCCGCAAGACTTCGCCTTCGGGCGCAAAATCGACGAAAAAGGCTGGGAGGTCGCGGGTGAGCGCTGGGTCGAAAACCCCCGGCTGACCGTGCCGGCCTGGGCGTTCGCCGTGGTCGACCTGTGGTTCACCTGCCGGCGCAATATGGGGATGATGGGGAGCTTCACCGCCCTTCCCTGCTCCGGTGGCGTCGGCGAGCAGCCGGCCGCCCTGATGGACGCCTTCGCGCTGCTGGACAGCAACATCGACAAGGAGGCTGAGTGATGCCCGCGGCGATCGAGTTCAGCGTCGATCGCAGTCAGCTAGAGCGTGAGCTGCATCGCATCGAGACCGAATATCTGAAGGCTGAGCGCCGGGCGGTCGCGGAGACGACGCGGGAGGCCGAGCAGGCGCTAGAGGGTGCGACTGCTGCGGCCGGCCTGGGCCGCCTCGGGCGGGCCTGGACCAGCAAGGTCTACCCGATCGGCGGGCTCGCCCGCGAGCCAGTCGGCTATATCTTCCCCAAAGGCGGCCGGCGCACCGAGGGCGCGATGCGTTCCTTTTCCCGGGGTGCCCGCATCCGCGCACTGGACGGGGGGCCCGTCGCCATCCCCTTGCCCGCGGCTGGCGGACGAGGGCGCGGCGGGGGGCTTACGCCGGAGGAATGGGAGCGCAAGACTGGGCAGAAGCTGAGACCAGTTTACCGGCGGGGCAAGGCGCCCTTGCTGGTCGCCGATGGCCGCGTGAACATGCGGACCGGCCGCTTCAGGAAAAGCCTGAAGCGCGACGCTCGTCGGATCGGCCCGGGCTACGGCGCCGTAGTCCCTATCTTCGTGCTGATGCCCCAAGTGAACCTCAGCGCTCGCTTCTCGATCGAAGGCACGCTGGCACCGTTCCCTGGGCGCGTCGCCGCGGCATTCGTGCAATTGGCGAACGCGATAAAGTGAGGCCATTGGCCTCGTTAGTTAGGAAGGCTGACGGTTGCGAAACGCCTTTATGCGTAATACCCATTCTAAATGAGAATCATCGGCCTCGACCCGAAGGGGGTTTTAATCTTCTCGGTTGAGCCGCCTGCTCTTGTGACAGGGTCGTTCCCTGTAACTGATGAGTGCAGACGTTATTTGGAATATCGTTACGGCCTCGCCGTTTCGGGAGATTTAGACGAGTGCGGCTTTGACCTCCTGATGGGTGTGCATGAATATACTGAGGCGGTAGTGGAAAAAATGGGGTATTGGGGCCGCGCTGGAAAATCATTAGTCCGGGCCATCGCCTGCTCAATTCTTGATGATCCTCCGCTGGCTGACTTGATTTCTCGCGCTATGCAGGCGAGATTCAACAGCGGACGAGAAGCATTGACGGGGAAGAGCATCGCGCGAACCGCGCATTACGAAACAGTGTCACTGATCGCCAAGGAAGTGCGAGATTATCTAATGAGCCAAGGGGTATCATTGGGTGTTAAAGGCTAGTTCCGGGTTCTGAGAGTGGGCCGTAGCCTATCGAGCAATAAAATCCTATCCGGTCAGCTCCTGGATTGGGTAGAATTGATAAACTGACCAAGTTGCGACGTTCAGCATCGCGCCACTGGAGAAATTTGTCCCCTCTTTCGTCAATTTCTTGATGGGTAGGGCGACCATATAAACTATGCATAAAGCTCTCCAGTTCAGCGCACGATTGGGCTGGGGACAGGGAGAGGTCGATCTGAGCTAAGCCCCCAGCGTGACTAAAGAGGAAGCTCGCGTCGAAGCTGAAGCCATTGGCGTTGTAATGTCCAGACAGTTCCGGAGTAGACCAATTTAGCTCGGGGATGGGTCGTTCGTTCAGCGGGAAGGGGATAGCAGCGCGGACTTGTGATCTCGTCATTCCCCAAGAAGACCCTTGCCATCCCGCAGTAGCGGGCACGCTGAAGCATGCCCATGAGAGGACTGCTAGGTAGAAGAGTTTTCGGATTGCAGCGCGCGCTCGACGAGGCGTCTTATCGACTCCGCCCGCGATGGAATGTCCTTCTGCTTCCGTCGCCATTGATCGATCCGCTCTAAGAACTGAGGTTCGACCACCATGCCGAACCGCTCTGTTTTGTGCCCTCGCTCCATACGTGATGATAGCGTTTCCAGCGCATGGTTGCAAACTTACAAAAGTGGTGTAAGTTACGAGCCGCCGGAGTGTTGACCCACCCCGGCGACCCTAACCCGTGCAAGGATTAGACCCATGCAGCAGGCTGAAGACAGCGATAGCGTTCCCGGTGTGGGACCGTCACCAAATAATTCAGACCAAGATATTCGGCGTCGCGTTTTCCTTGGGGCGCTGGCGGTGGCACCACTCGTGGTCGCCGGCTCGGCCACGGCCGGCAGCTTCGGGGTGGCCGACCCCGCCTATGAGGCATGGATGCGGTGGCAGGCGCTGGAGACGGCTTGTCCTGGGGAGGATGATGAGGCGGGCCGGCTGTGGAGCCTCCAGTCTGATCAGGCCGCGTTGACGGTTCGGGACGCGATCGCGAGCTCGTCCCGCGGGTTGGCCGGCAAGCTTCGCGTCGCGCGAGAGTATATGGCGGACGAGCTCAGCACGGAGCTGATCGACCAGGTCGCGCGATCGTTGATGGAGATGGGGGCATGAGCGCGCTGGTTTCGATCCGCGATGGCGAGGTCAGGGCCAGCAGCCAAGACGTGGCGGCGGCGTTTGATAAGGCACATAAAGACGTGCTGCGCGCGATCGACAGGCTGATCGCACTGGCGCCGGAAATCTCGGGGCGCAATTTTGCGCCACGAGATTTTATCAGCCGGGGACGGTCATACCGGGGCTACGAAATGGACCGCGACGGATTCTCGCTGCTGGCCATGGGGTTCACTGGTGCTCGGGCGCTGGAATGGAAGCTGAAGTTCCTCGAGGCCTTCCGGCGGATGGAGCAAGCGCTGAGCCAGAGCCTGGCCGTCAACGATAACGGCCTGGCGAAGCTGCACCCACTGCTCCGCACCCCTGAGGGCCGCGATGCCATCGGGCGGGGCATGGAGACGGTGCGCCGGATGATGGCGGCGCGCGGGCGGGACGCGGCAATAGCGCAGTGGAAGGAGCTTGGCCTGCCGCTGCCGCCGAATATCGACGATTTCAGCGCGGCCTCGGTCGAGCGCGCGCTCGACCCACCGGCAGCTCGCAAAGGCGAGCTCTACCAGTGGCTCGAAGGGTGCGCGGTGAGACTCAGTCCCGGGTCGGGCGTCCACCTACGGACGCTCTGGGAAAGTTATCTGAACTGGTGCGTCGGGAACGACCTCCTCCCATACGGGCAGGACAAGTTCAAATGGCACCTTAGGAACCATTTCGGGCCGGCCAATTATGACGGCCGCGACGTGTTCTCGCTCCAAATCGGGCGAAAGGCCTCAGCGTCATCCGATCGCGGATAGGCCTGCGATAATTTTAGTCTGCAGGGCCGTCCTTCGGGGCGGCCCTTTTCATTTGAAGGAGGTGCCGGATGGATATTATCGCGCGCCTCCGCCTCAATGGCGAGGGCTTCAGCAGCGACTTCCGCGGTCGCTTTGCCGAAATGGAGAGCGCGGCGAGCGCCTCCGCTCGCCGGATGACGAGCATCCTCAAGGGCGTCACTGCCCCGCCTCTTTCGGCGGAGAGCTCGGCCAGCGCCTTCATTGCCGGCAAGGCCGCGGCGGATCGCATGCTGGCCTCCGTGGACCCGCTGTTCGCGGCGCAGGTGCGCTACAATCAGCAAATCGCAAGAGCGAACGAGCTTCATGCGACCGGCATTCTCTCGACCGCCAATTATACGCGCATCCAGGCCAGCCTGAAGGCCGAACTCGATCGAACATCAGTTGCGCAGCAGGGTGTTGTTGCGGGGAGCCGCCAGCACCAGTTCGCGCTGCAGCAAACGTCGGTCCAGATGGGTGACTTTATACAGCAAGTTAGCCTTGGACAGAACGTCTTTACGGCCTTCGGCCAACAGGCAAATCAGTTTTTCTACGCACTGAGCATGATGGGGAGCTCCGTGGCCTCCGGCGCTGGCGAGGCCAAGTCTCTCACGAGCCAATATGATGAAGCCGCCGGGGCCATTGAGAGCGCCCAAGGGGCCACGGAGCAGCTGACCGAGGTGCTTAGCGCCGGTGCCGCCGCGACTGAGGGTAATTCGGCCGCGACCGGCGCCAATGCCGCCTCCCAGGAAGGACGCACAGCCGCGACCGGCGCCAGCACGGCGGCCACCAATTCGAACACGGCCGCGACCGGCGCCAATGCCGCCGCGGCCGAGGCGGATGCCGTAGCGACCACCGGTCTCGCTTCAGCCAAGGCGCGCTTGGTCACGTTTCTCGCCGGCCCGTGGGGAGCCGTTGTGGTCGGCGCCGTGACGGTCCTCGGCATGCTGGCGAGCAAGACCGGCGAAGCCGCCGCAACCATTGAGGAGGAGACCAAGAAGCTCGTAAAGAATGCGGCGCAGACCGAGATCACGCGGCAGGCCAAGGAAGCCTATGAGCGGACCCTGCCCGGGCTTATCGAAAAGATTCGCGAAGAGACTAAGGCGCTCGAGGATCAAAACCGAACCCTTGAGGAAAATCAGCGTCGGACGCTGGAGGGGGCGGAGACCAATTTGACCAACCTCCGCACTCAAGTGCGTGCAATCGAGGGGCAGTTGCGTGACGCGCGCGAGGAAGTAGCTCGCGCCCGCGGCACCACCTACGATCCAGGGGGGATCGCAGAGGCAACTGTTCTCCTCGGGCGCCAGCGCATCGCCGATCTTGAGGAGCAGCTTCGCCTCGCCAACCAGAGCGTTGCTCGAGCTGAGACTGGGATCGGGGAGGCCCGCGTGGCGCTCGTCCGCGGGCAGGCGGCGGACGCCGCACAGGCCATGGGCGACGGAATCGCCCGCATCAACCAGCAGTATGACGAGCAGGTCCGCAACGCCGAGCGATCCGCTGTCGCCACCCACAAGTCTGTCGAGGCGCTCCTCGCGGAAACGAACGCTATCAATGCCGGGAGGGCGGTCGCCATCGCGGCCGAGCGAGAACGGCAGCGCATCGCCGAGGCCGAGAACCGTGACTATTCTCACGTGCCGTTCGCGGAGGTGCGCGCGCGCATAATCGCCAACGAGGCCCCTCTTCGGCTGGGCGGCTACAACGCGCTCGCTTACAATACGAGCCCGACGCAAAACGCGGCCGGCGTCCACGCCCCGCGCTTGCTGACCTCGATGACGATGGGCGAGGTATATGACTTCCAGCTCAACGTCATGCGCCCGCTCACCCGCGGCCGCCGCGGCCCGCGCGACGTGGGATCGACCGGCGTGGGCGCCTACATGTTCGAGAGCGGGACCCTCCGGGAGAATGCAGCCCTGACCTTCGGTGAGGACTGGAGAAGCCAGCTTTTATCGGTCGCCAACCAGGACCGCGTAGCCGAGACGCTGTACAACAGGGTCCGGGGCAATCGGACCCAGTTGCGCAATACCTGGGCCGCATTCCAGCCCGGTCACACCGGACGCGAAGCCGATGACGCCGCCGCCGCCGCCGCCGCTGCCGCCCAAGCAAATGCGCTGGAGCGCGAGGAGCAGGCGCGCGCGCGGATCCTTGGCCAGGCGCGCGAGTCAACAGTGCAGGCGGTTGAGCAGGCCCGGCTTGGCGACATGCGCGCTCGCGGCCTCGGCGACGAAGCTGCTCTCGAAGAGCAGCTCAACACGAAGCGCGCCGAGGCTGCGGAGCGTATTGCCGGACTGCGCGCGGCGGCTGCCGAGCGCGGCGCCGGCGCGCAAGAGCAAGACGCGATCGTCACCGCGCAGCAGCAAATCACGCCCGGTCTGCAAGAGCAACTCGACCTGCTGGACCGGCAGGCGACCGTCTTCAATCAACTGCTCTTCGCCAATCGCGACCGCGAGCACCTCACGACGGAGCAGGTCCAGGCTGAAGAGGAGGCCGCCGCAGCGCTCCAGCAGACGCGCGAGCGGGCTCAGGGGCTTGCTGCCACCATCGCGGACACGCTTGCCCTCCAGGAGCGGCAACTGCGTGTCCAGGACCGGCAGAACGCGGTGGTCGGTCGCTCTGGTGAGTTGCGCCAAAAGGAGAACCAGGCCGCCCGGATGGACCTCGAGGAGCAGGAGCGCGAGCTCGAGGGAATGAAGGATGACATGCGGCGCCGCGAGGAGGAACAATATCGCGAGCTGGCGGCGCTCTGGGGCGACCTGATGCGCGGCAACGTCGACGGCATCTGGGACCGCTTCAAAGAGGCAGGCATCGACGCCATCGCCGAGATCGCGGCGCGATGGACGCTCGCCATGATGACCGGGCAGAGGTTCGACCTGGGCGGGACTTTGGCCGGGATGGAGCAGAGCGGCGGCTTCGGCCCGCTCGGCAGCATTCTCGGCATGTTCGGCAAGGGAGGCGCCGGCACCGGCGCCGGCGTTGCGGATGCGGGCGGCATCTGGGGCAACATCATCGGCGCCGGGGGCATGGGCGGCGGCGCTGGCGGTGCCGCCGGCGCGGGCGGCCTGAGCGGGGGTGTGGCGGCGATGGGTCCGCAGTTTGCCGCCGCAGCCGCAGCCGCCGTCGTCATGGGCAAAATTGGGGGCATGCTTGGCCTGGACGAAACAGCCTTTGCCCTTTCGCCGCTCGGCGCCGTTATCCTCAAGATCGCAAAGCCGGCGCGCCGCGGCTCTGCTACGCTCGGCTTCGACACGTACGGCGAATTGGGAACGTCATCATCTCGTGGAAATTCGCAGTCGCGGATTGAGGCCTCTACGGGCGCAATCGGAAGTGTGTCCGAGATGCTCGGCCGCATCGCAGACCAGCTTGGCGGAAGCCTCACCGGAACCCCGACGGTATCTCTTGGCTTGCGCGATGGCGATTGGCGCGGCGATCCGACCGGTAGGGGAATCACCAAGACCAAAAACGGCGCGATCGACTTCGGCGACGATCAGGAAGCGGCAATCCGCTGGGCCGTCGGCGAGGCTTTGCGTGACGGTGTGATCAGCAGCATTTCAGACGCCACCAAGCGGATATTGGCCAGCGGGCAGGATCTGGAGAAGGCGATCCAGAAAGCCGTCATGATCGAGGAAATTCCCAAGCTGCTGAAGGCGCGGCTCGACCCGGTAGGCGCGGCGCTCGATGAATTGTACAAGAAGTGGGACAAGACCGTCGCCGCGCTCAAGGAGGGTAGCGCGACCGCCGAGCAGATGGCTCAGGCGCAGCAGCTCTACAAGCTCGAGCTGGAAGAGACGATCACCAAGACCGCCAGCGCGTCGGCGTCGCTCAAGGAGTTCCTCGACAGCCTGAAAATGGGCTCCGACAGCCCCTATTCCCTTCGCCAGCAGGAGGAGACGGCCCGCGCCGCTCTTCAGCCCTTCCTCGACAAGATCGCGGCCGGCGAGAGCATCGATCAGGATCAGTACCAGCAGACCGCGCAGACCTATCTCGACATCGAACGGCAGCTCTACGGGTCCACCGATCAGTTCTTCACGGCGATGGACATGATCATGGCCGCGACGAACAAGGCGATCGAGCGCATCGACAGCGCGGTCCCGATCAGGACGGCCGTCGACCCATTCGTCGAGGCGACCGCCGCGAACACCGGGACGCTGACCGAGCAAACGGAAGGGCTCCAAAACACGCTCAACCAGATCCTCGCCACCTTGCAGGGCGGCGGTGTCCCGGTCGCGGCGAACGACTTCATCGGCGGCGGGAACGGCTTCACCGGTATGATGGCGCTCTGACATGCCCGCCACCACCGCGGACATTACCGCTTCATCTCGCCGCGCACGGATCGAGGCATGGTCCGACGCCGCTGTCCAAACCCGCTATCCGAATGCGCGCGACGGTCAGACTGACCCGGCGGAGGGGTTCTTCGATAATGCGGCTGACGGGGCGACCGCTATCGCCGCTCGCGCCGCGCTGCTCGGCACCGACCGTCGCCGCTTTACCGCGATTGCGCACGACCTCGTCTGGAGTGACCTGGAGAGCGGCTTCCCGATCGTGAAGCTGATCGACCCCGAGCAGGCGATCAATGGCAACACCCTGCCCGCCCGCATCGCGCTTTCGCTCGAGGCGGAAACCACGGCCTATGAGGTGATCGGATGAGCAATGCCTGGGCGCTGAAGCCGCTCAGCGGCACCATGAGCGCCAGCTCTACCGCCGCGGGCTACGATGCCTCCTACGTTCTGAACGATTATGCCGGCGTTGTGTGGCAGAGCGCCACCGGTGCCGCGACGCGGACGCTCACGATCGACCTCGGCGCCGGCTACGCCGCCCTCGCGATCCCCGACGCCGCCCTATTCTTCGGTTGCACTGGCGCGACGACGGCGTGGACCTTGACCGTAGAGGCCGCGAACAGCGCCGACTTTGCCACCGCCTATTGGTCGGACGGAGCGGCGGTATCCTTCCTCGCCGGCGCGACGATGCCAACGCACGGCCGCGGCGTCGGGCTCTGGATTGCCGCTACAGCGCCCCCTTCGCGGCGGTATTGGCGCTTCACGTTTGGCAGCCTCGCAAGCGCCGCGGTCACTGTCGCGCGGCTCATGCTCGGCACCCGGCTGACGCTCGAGCGCAATTTCGGCTTCGGCGGCGCCTTCGGCGTGCGCGATCTCGGCAAGCTCGATTTCTCGGCCTTCGCCAATCTGCTGCGCCGTCGCGCCGCCAAACTGCGCACAATGGCGATCACCTTCTCGAATGCGAAGAAGGACGAGGTGGTCGGCAAGATACAGCCCCTGATCGAGCTGGTTGCCGGCCAGGAGACGTTCGCGATCGTCACCGACCCTGCGGTCGCGGCTGACCGCCAGCTCCGCTGCTGGGGCGGCTGGATGGTGGGCGAGATGGGGACGATCCAGCGCGCTGGCCATGCCTGGGTCTGGAAGGTGAATTTTGTTGACCTCGTCCCGATCCCGAAGGCGCCGTGAAACATGGCCGCCTATCTGATCCAGATCGACGGCTATGACCCGATAGCCGGCGCGGCGGTGTCACTGCGCGCTTCGAGCGTCAACGACGATCGCGTCTGCCATCTCGACGGCGCGAACGGTGTCTGGTGGCCTGCATTGGCCCAGCTACCTGAGCTGCGGTACGACCTTATCGACGGTGGCTTTTCAGGGCGGATCGCCACCCCGGACAGCCAATTGGCCCTCTCGGTCGAGGCGTGGCCGAACCTGCCTCGCTACAACCTCGCCGACGCGCGGGTCCGCATCTGGGCGGGCAATCCGGGGGACGCGTGGGGCGCTTTCGTTCTCAGGTTCGACGGGCGGACGAGAGCGCAGCCGACTGTCACCGACGGGCGGGCATCGATCCCCATCGGCGTCGACGACAAGTGGCTCGATAAGCCGCTTCTGGCGCTCTACGCCGGCACAGGCGGGGCCGAGGGCGACGCCCCTCTGAAGGGGCAGCCCAAACCACTAGCGCTCGGCGCACCTCGATTCGTGCCCGGCCTGCTCGTCGACACGAACAGCCTGATTTTCCAGATGTCGGCCTATGGCCTCATTGAGGACATCGAGGTCGCCTTCGAGCGGATCCTGCGCTTTCAGGCGTCGGCGGGCGATTACGCCAGCCACGCCGCGCTGGCCGCCGCCACGATCCCGGCCGGCGCCTGGGCGACTTGCAAAGCCGAAGGAAAAGTCCGCCATGGGGCACCACCGGTGCAAGGCGGCCGCTTCGTATATCATGTGAAGGGCGACAAGGCTGGCCCGGACGGCTGGGTCCGCCTGCCTGGGGCAATGATCAAGCGCATCGCGCTCATCGGCGGTGGGACGGGCCGTTTCAGCGAGGCTTCAGTCGATGCGCTCGACATCGCGCGCCCTTGGAACGTCAGCTTCTTCAGCAATGCGCAGATCACAATCCGCGAGGCGATCCAGCGCATTGCAGCCAGCGTTAACGCGATTGCGGGCGTCTCCTGGCTGAGCCAGCTGTTCGTAGCGCCCATTCCCTCCCTGGTCGGCGCCGCCTCGGTGACGTTGGACGCGACCGGAGCATCGCTGCCGCCGACGGATTCGGTCGACCAGATCCCGATAGACCCGCCCTTCTGGCGGATGGCGATCGAGACGGAGAAGACCTGGGACGTCCACGAATATGGCGATATCGCCTTCACGTCGGTGCTGGTCGACCGCGGGCCCTATGTTTCAACGGACACCTATCGCGAGGGCAATATAGTCCAGGACCAGGGCGTGAACTGGTTCTACATCAACGCGACGCCAGGAGCTGGCAACGCCCCCCCGACGCTACCGGCGACCTCGAACGCTTACTGGAAAGGAACGCCGGCCGGGCCGACTGTCACGCTGACGGCCGATGTTGAGGCGTTCACGTTCACTGACGGCGTTGCTACCCCCGGTGGGCAGACGATCAATTTCGCCGCGGCGCGCCAGAACAGCTCCGAGACGGTGACTTTCTCGACCTCGCCGGCTGTGACGCTAACCGGCACAGGTCTGACCCGCGCCCTCTCGGCCGCCGACTTCGGCGCGAACCGGCAGGTAGTGGTGACCGCGACGGGGGCAACGAGCGGCGCGAAGAGCACCAAGACGATCATGCGTCTGGAGCGGTGGACCAGCTTGGGCGGGCTTGACCCATCTGCGGCGGCGGCTCTTGCGGCGATCGCCGACGACAATATTCTCGACATGGGCGAGAAAACCGACACCCTTCTCCCGAAGGTGGCCGAGCTTGGCGCCCGCTACGCCTATTTGGTCGCAAGGGCGACGGCGCTAGGCCTCAGCACGACAGCCGTCGCGACCTCTCAGACCAACTTCCTGAGCTACCTCGCGGCCTTATCGCCCTCCTACGATGACGTGAACCAAAACACGACGCTCTCGACGAACCTGATCACCGGGGTTTTCCCGGCGGGATGGGCGACGAATAACGGATTGTTCTCTACCTCCGGCATCTACCAACTGGTGACGGACGCGAATGCCGGGGCTTTCGCCAAGCCGGGCTTCACCATCGCCGTGAACGCCACCGGCACCGTAACCTTCGCTGTGGTTGTGAAGAAGGACGCAATCCCCAAGACGACGCGTTCGATCCTCATAGGCTTCGAGAACACCGCAGGCACGATTGCCTACGCTCGGATCGTCATCGCGACCGATACGGGCACGGTCATTTTCACGGACAGCTCACCCAGTGCCTACGGATGCTATGCGCTGAGCGAGACCGAGTGGCTGATTTGGACCACGGCGCCCTCGGCTGCCTACACGTCGCTGGTGGTCAATATCTATCCCTCCCCGGGGGCCGATATCGCTGCCACAGGTTACCAGGCCTCACAGATGGGGTCGGTTTACGTGCGCGATCCGGTCGCAGTCTTGGGTCCACTCGATAAGGCTGGGCGTGACGTCTTCAAATATCGGTTCAGGGACCTTCAGGCCGAACTCGACGCGCTTGCCAAGGCGGTAAGCGAGAAGGACGGCGCCACGTCGCTTCAGATCGACGGTAAATCGACAATCAACGTTCCTGCGACGTATCTTGGCGACGCCTCGGCGTCCCTTCCGATCTCTACCACCTATACCGCGAAGATCGGCACGGGGGCGGTGACCGGGGCCTGGACGCGCACAGTCATCAGCGGAACGATCACGTGTACGGTCGGCGCAGCCACTGGTGTCTTGGACATAACGGCCATGGGCAGTGCGTCGGCTATTGTGAGGCTCGACTGCACGTACAACGGTGTGCTCCAGTCCAAGACTGTGCAAATTCCCCGCGTCGACGCTGATGCCCCCTCCGGCGGCGGCGGTGGAGGCAACGTCAGCTCGGTTTCGGTCTACGGCACGATCAATAGCGGCACGTACACGACCATCGCGACTTTGACCCATACCGCCGGTTCGACGACCGTCGCGCTCTCCGCGCCCGACCTGGTGATCGCGCCCGTGACGGTCGGCGGCAACGGCAGCTGGGACATACAGTTCAAGTGGGTCCGGGAAGCCGGGGCGATCGACGTCGATGTCGGCTCGGCCTCAACATCGAATCCCGACCCGGACGTGACCGGCGGAGTCATGACCGAAGGCTATGCGGTCTGCAGCGCGTCCGACACTGGGCGCACAGCGACCACCGTCTACACCTACTACCTTATGGCCAGGATCAACTCGGGTGCCGCCCGAACGATGACCATCACCGGGTCGGGATACGCAACGTCATGAGCTGGTACTACCTCGAGAAAGAGGGCGAGCGGCCGAAGCTGGCACTTGCCCCTGGGCGGGCGGTAACGGACGAGCGCACCGACGCCGAGCGGGTGCTCGACGCCTATCCGGGCTACGCGGTCGTTTGCACGCTAGAGCGTGCGCCAGAGCAGTTTGAGTTCATCGATCCGGCAACCGGCGCGATCGAACTCGACATGGCGGCGATCGACGCTGAGCTTCTAGCCTCAATCGACGCCGCCGCCGGCGCTTTTCGTGGCCGCTTCCTCACCACCATCATCGGGCAACAATCGGCCTATCGCCGCAAGGAAACCGAGGCGCGGGCATTAGTGGCCGGCGGCGCGGGGCCTTGGCCTATGATCGAAGCCGAAGCGGCCGCCACCGGAGTTGAGGCGGCAGAGCTGGCCGCGGTGATTATCGCCGGCGCCGATACCTGGGCCGATCTGGAACCGAAAATCGAGGCGGCACGGCTCGGCGCCAAGAAGGCGGTCACTGCGGCGACCACCGAAGCCGAGAAGCGGGCGGAGGCAGCGATCCAATGGGATGCTCTCGCCGATCCTACAAAGCCGGTTCAGCCACTCGGCGGTAAGGGGTCGGCATAGTGTTGGAGGGGCAATAAATGCCGGCGTGGCTTCAAATCGTCCTTGCCGGGCTCGGCGGGGCCGGATCGGCAATTGCCGTCCAATGGATGCGCACATTCGGCGTCGTCCACGCGACCGAGCGGACATTCGACGCCAAGCTTCAAGAGCATTGGACAGACACGACGCTCGAGCTGGTCGATGCGCTGCGTTCTGAGCTGCACGAGGCGCGGGAGGAATTGAGCGGCCTGCGCCCGCTGATGGCGAAAATGGCGCATTTCGAGGAGGCGCTCGACCATATCCATGCTCTGCTCGCCGCGATGCGGTCGGAGAGCGAGCCGGAGCTGAAGGCGGCCGAGCGACGCGCGCAGGCATTCCTTCGTCGGATGCGCGGCGATGAGCAAAAAGGCGAAGAGCGGCAAGCGGTGCAGCGGAAGCTGAGCGCCCGACGTGTCGTTGGGGACGCCGCCCCCGATACAGACGACTAAGCGATCGAATGCGCCGGCTGAAGGCCGGCATCCACCAGAGGAGAAGAAAGATGGGAATGCTCCCCGCGGGCAGGCCGCAGATGACACGCGCCCAGATCGAGGCGCTCGCCGCTCAACATGGCGTCAACCCCGCAACCGACAAACTCTATGTCGTCGGCGTGCGCGGATATTACCGAGACACAATGGGCGTCGCCGGCGCGAACGATCGGGGCGTCTATGACGATGCCCTTTTCCTCGTGACGCCGGACTGGTTTGGGGCCTTCAACGGCAACACCGATCCATCCCGTTTCCGCGCCGGCGTCGGTACGGGCGCCGCCAAGGGCATCGCAATGCTCGTGCCCAGCCTCTACCGCGTCCATCGCTTCGACATTCACAACGGCAAATATATGGCCCTGTGCGAGCGCGCCGGGCCGGTGCGCGTTATGCGCGACGGCAGTCCGCGACCCTATGAGGACGGCGGCGGCTTCGGGATCAACATTCACCGCGGCGGCGACGGGACCACGTCGAGCCTTGGCTGTCAGACGGTCCCGCCCAGCCAGTGGCCAGAATTCTATGGAAAGGCGGAAGCGGCGGCGAAGGCGCTGTTCGGCAATGCCTGGCGCTCGGTCGTCGTGCCCTACCTCCTCGTCGACAAGGTCACGGCCGACGCTGCCGGGGCAGATGCTCTCACGCCGGTGCCGGCGGCCGTTACGCCCGCTGCTGCGCCTTCGTCGCAGCCGGCGCCAGAATGGGGCTTGGACGCCGTTCTAGGGGCCGTGGGCGGCCTACTGACAGGGATCGGCGGACCTGTGGCGGCCGCGGTGGCGGCCGCGCAGGATGCGGCGGCTTTGCCCCCGGCGACCGCCGGCATGATGACGCCCAAGGCGTTCATCGCGGGCTTCATCGGCGATCATGAGGGGGCGCTGTCGGTCCACGTCGAAGACAATGGTAACTGGTTCGATCCGGCCCGCTATCGCAACCGCCCGGTCCTTCCGCAGCGTCGCGGCATGGGCGTCAACGTGGGTTCGAAGTTCGGCGTTACCGCTTATGCGCTGGCCGACTATCGCGTCGCCAAAGGGATGCCTCTTGATCAGGCGTTAAACATCACCCGCGAGACCATGGCCGGGCTCGACTTCGACACCGCCGTCGATGTCGGGATGGTCCTATTCTACGCCGGGCCCGGCTTCGATCAGCTCGTCTGGAACCGGGTCACCATGTCGATCATGGATAAGGGCTGGGGCTCCGGCCCGGGTACCGCCGTTCGGATGATGCAGCGGATGATCGGCGCCAACGCTGATGGCAAGATCGGGCCGAACACCGCTCGGGCCTATGCCGCCTTCATCGCGCAGCATGCCGAGGAGGGCGCGGCCCACCTCTGGGCGGACGTGCGAATTGCCTTCGACCAGGTGCTGGCCACCAACGAGGGCGAGGACGATCCCGACCGCAAGTTCATCGGCGGCTGGAATAATCGCACCCGTTCCTTCCTGCCCGGCACGGAATGGTGGCGCCAAGCTGGTGGCGACGCCTGATGCCTTCGAAGAAGCGGCGTCAGGCCACCCCGCGCAGGAAAGGGATCTATGTCGGCGCCCCGGCCTGTTTCGCTCTGGAACTGGCGTGCCAGCAGGTGGTGGCGGCGTTCGGAGGCTTTGGCTGTGGTGGCCTGTATTTAGTCGGCTCCGCGCTCGCGCGCCCGGATTGGCGCGATATCGACCTCCGCCTCATACTACCCGACGACGAGTTTGCGGCACTGTTCCCGAACGCGAGCGACCACTGGGAGTTCGATGAGCGGTGGCTGCTGCTGACCGTCTCGATCTCAGAGCGGCTGTCTAAGCTGACCGGTCTGCCGATCGACTTTCAATTTCAGCCTCAAACCCACGCCAATGAGCGTCACACTGGCGCGCGCAGTGCGCTGGGGCTGCGCTTTTCGAACAAGGAGGATCGTTGATGGCCGAGAAACCCGGCATTGTCGCCCGTTCGGGCGGATTCGTGCGCACGGTCTGCGACCGGTTCTGGCTCTTCACGATAGCCGCTATCGCGCTCGGCGTGATCGGCGTCATCGTGGGGGCGGTCGTGATCAACGGGCATATGCCCGAGGGCGCCGGAGAATTGCTCACCAGCGCGGTCACTGGCCTGCTGATGATCGTCCAGAAAGTCATCGAAGCGCAGCAGCAGCGCCGCATGGCCGACCAGCTGCACGCATCGGCGCCGGCCTCCAGCGAGCCTGCGAGCGGTCGCGCCGGTGATCCCGTGCACACCGTCGAGGAGGAATGACATGCCGAAGTTCTCGCGCGGGGCCATCCTCGCTATCGTCGCCGCCGTTTTGGCGCTCATCATTGTGATCGCTGGCCCGAAGGCCTGCGATGCGCTCCGAAGCCGCGATGCCCAGATCAAGGTCAATGAGGGCCAGCGCGGCGCTCTCGTGGAAAGCATCGAGGACACGCTGAACACCGTCAGCGGCGTCACTACCAATACGGTGAACTCGGGAGACGTTTCCCGGCAGAACGAAGGAGATATTCGAAATGCGAAAGGCGCTAATCAAGCTGTCGATCCCGCTGCTAATGCTGCAGGGCTGCGCGCTCTTTGCCGGCGGCCGTCCCACCGTAACGACCCAGCGTGCCGGGTGCGGTAGCCTGATCCCGGCCGATTGGCGGAACGGGACTCCGGCGGCTGCGATTGTCGACGCGATAGTCGCCGGCACGGCGGCGGTCGGTGACTGGATCGTCCAGGCGGATCGCGAGGCCGCCCGGGGCGACGTCGCCGACGACCGGACCAAGGCGACGATCCACATCTTCACAACGTGCGAGGAGCGCGACGCTGCCGCCGTTCGCCAGGCCACACGCCGGCGGTTCCTCGGCATCTTCTAG